ATATTTCTTCGCCATTTCGGTATGGGTCTTTGAAGTACAAACAACACTGGACTTAGGCATATGAATATCTGATAACGGATCCGCAGTCATCATAAATTGACCTAGACCAATTCCTTGGCCTGTGTTCATTAATGTTAAAGGTTTGTGTAAGCGGTAACCTGTTTCGGTTACGTCATCAATCCTTGCTACTATCTCTTCTCCGGATTGTAACTTGAATGATACTGTGTCGCCTTTTTTGTGCGGTGTTTCAATTAACATACTTTATTGTTTCAGTCCTTCCATACCGTGGTCTTCAATGTACTTAACAAGTTCATTGTATCCCCCAACATACTTACCGTTAAGTATGATTTGCGGTACAGATCTTGGCTGTGGCATACCGTTCGCTTCAAACTCTTCTAATAAAGTTTCTCTGTCAAGGTCTCTGCCAATAAGCATTTCTTTGTATTCTATTCCTGACTGTTTAAGTAAATGCTTTGCCTTATCACAGTAGGTACACATTGGTTTTGAATATACTACATTTGTCATATTATAATTTAAATCCTTTGAATGTATCTTTTTCTACGTCTTGTTTTACGCCCCCAATAATATATGACTCTACTTCTGTTTCTTGTGGAGCCACTTGTAATCCTGCTGAACTCAACCAATGTTGTGTCCAAGGTAAAGGATTAGTATTCACTGGTTGATCAAAGATAGGTTTGTATCCTAAGGCTTTCAATCTTCTATTTGCAATGAATTCTACATACTGGCCTAAGATTTCTTCGTTCAATCCAATGATGGAACCATCTTTGAACAAATACTTTGCCCAAGCCTTCTCTTCTTCAACGCAGGTCTTCCACATATCATAAACTTCTTGTTCGCTTTCCTGTCCTAACTTTTGCATTTCAGGATCGTCATTACCACGTAACCAATTCTTTAATACGTGAGTGGATAAGTTTAAGTGTGTTGCCTCGTCTCGAGCAATTAATGAAATAATTTTTGCTGACCCTTCCATCATCTTACTTTCTGCAAAAGCAAACGTACAAGCAAATGAAACATAAAATCTTAATCCTTCTAAGATGTTTACATTCATCATTGCAAGGAACAATTTCTTTTTGACATCTGACATTGTGCCTTTGCCTTTGTACATAAAGTTTTCTACTGCATCTGTATAAGAGTCATAATTCTTTGTAACTGAAATAGCACGTTTAATAATTTCGTCATCTTCTAAGATGTGATCCAATACTTCACTTGGATCTGGATAAACGTTTTTCATAATGTGTGTATAAGAACGTGAGTGAATTGTTTCAAAGAAATCCCAAGTAACAATACAACCTTCAAGTTCAGGTAAAGATACCCAAGGAAGAAATGCTAGACTTGGACCTCTACCCTGTACACTATCTAATAGTGTTTGATATTTTAAATTACTTGTAAAAATATGTTTCTGTTCAGGTCTGAACTGTTGATAGTCCGCTCTATCTTTCTGAAGACTTACTTCTTCAGGTCTCCAAAAGTAACCTAGCATAGTTTGATTTAACTTATCAAACTCAGGAAACTTAAATGTATCATATCTTTGTGTATTCTGATCTTCACCAAAGAACATAGGTTGCTTTGTAAAGTCTACTTTGTTTCTATTAAAGACAGTTTTAGCCATTTTTTACTCTTTCTATTCTCTACTTTCCTATACTATTATAAATTACTTTATGAAACTTGTCAATACTTAAATTGCACAGGCTTCACATTCTTCGTCCAATTCCTTTTTAGAACTTGGTTCAGGATGTGGGGCTTCTTGCTCCAGCGGAGTACTTATCTCTTCTCTCAATTCTTCTACGTCTTCACCTTTAAAATCGTATGTATTTTGATAGTAAGAAGTTTTCCAACCTAATTTATACGTAGTTAATAAGTCCTTGAACATAACACTCATAGGTACTTCGTTGTCTGCATACTGCGTTGGATTGTAACTCCAGTTTCCTGATATGGCTTGATCAAAGAATTTTTGAATTACTGCCATTACATTAATATAACCTTCATTGCCTGGCATTTCCCAAAGCAAGGTATAATAATTTTTTAAACTTTGATATTGCGGAACAATCTGCTTAAGAGGCCCTTTTTTCGATTTCTTAATGGACAAGTATCCTCTAGGTGGCTCAACTCCGTTTGTGGCATTTGACACAATAGAACTGCTCTCCGATGGCATCTGTGCGGACAACGTACTGTGACGGAGGCCATGAACTCCAATGCTCTTGCGAAGACCATCCCAGTCATATTTTAACTTAATGTTACAGACTTCATCCAAGTCTTTTTTGTATGTGTCAATTGGTAGTATGCCATCACTGTATTTAGTGCGGTTGAAATAGTCACAGGCACCTCTTTCTTCTGCAAGTTTATTACTTGCTTTCAAAAGATAATATTGAAATGCTTCTGTAAGTTCGTGTACTCTAGTTAATGCTTTCTTGTCATTGTACTTAACACCATGTCTTGCTAGGTAATGTGCAAGTCCAATGTAACCAATACCTAAAGAACGTCTTGCCTTTGTAGACTTCTCTGCCGCTTCTACAGGATATTTTTGATAATCAATAATTTCTTCTAAGGCTCTTACTGCAAGTTCGCATAGTTCTTCTAAATCATCAAGTTCTTTCAGTACACCAACATTGATTGCACTTAAAATACATAATGCTATTTCACCTTCTGGATCATCAATGTGTTGTAAAGGTTTTGTAGGTAAGGTAATCTCTTGACATAAGTTACTCATGTAAACTGTATCTTTGAACGAACTGTGTGTGTTAGCATGATCAACGTTCATTAAATAGATACGTCCTGTCTCTGCACGTTCACGAAGCATATCACTGAACAGTTCCATAGCAGGAACAGTTTTCTTTCTTATACTTGTATCCTTTTCATACTTTGTGTAAAGTTTTTCAAACTTTGATTGATCACTAAAAAATGCTTCATATAAATCTGGTACATCGTGTGGCGAGAAAAGTGTAATATCTTTACCACCTAAGAATCTTTCGTACATTAATTTATTAAGTTGAATAGAATAGTCTAACTTACGTACTCTGTTATCCTCTGTACCTTTGTTATTTTTTAAAACTAATAAGTCTTGAATCTCATAATGCCATAAAGGGAAATGGGTAGTTGCACTACCTCCACGTACTCCGTTTTGAGTACAACATCTAACAGTAGATTCAAATTTCTTTAGAAATGGAACAAGACCTGTATGTGCAACTTCACCACCTCTTATCTTCGAATTGATTGCACGAATCCTACCAGCATTGATACCAATCCCTGCACGTTGAGCCGTATAACGTCCAATAGCCATATCACTGCTAAAAATACTATTAAGGGTGTCATCACTATCAACAAGTACACAAGATGCAAACTGACGAACAGGGGTCCTGACTCCTGCCATGACAGGCGTTGGGATATTGATTTTAAAAAGTGAGGTCGCGTCATAGTATCTCCTTACGTAATACAATCTATCTTCTTTAGGATAGTTTGCAAATAATGTTGCCGCAATCATCATATACATATATTGCGGTGGTTCAAAGATCTGTCCTGAAGATCTATCCTGCACTAGATACTTGTCAACAATTTGTCTTAGTCCTGCATAGGTAAAGTTTTCATCTCTATTAAGTTTTATATATTTGTCAAGAGAATCTAATTCTTCTTCAGTATAAAGATCTAAAATTTGAGGATCATAAACACCACGTTCGATGTTTAGTTTTATCATGTCAATAAATGATTTGTGTTTGTATTCACCGAACACATCTTTATACACTCCGTACAATAATAGTCTTGCCGCAACGTATTGATAGTTAGGTGATTCTAAAGAAATAAGATCATTTGCTGACCTAATTAATATGTCTTGAATTTCTTTTGTAGACATTCCATCGTAAAACTGAATGTTAGCATTCATTTCAACTTGTGAAATACTTACGCCTGATAAACCTTCACAGGCGAATTGAACTACTTTATGAATTTTGTTTATATCTAATGGATAACTTTGACCATCTCGCTTTACAATATGAATTCCTGAACCGTTTGACATCTATTACTTCCTTACTTTATACTTTTACAATACCTCAAAAAAGTATTTAGTTTACCTGTGGCATCTTGAAAATACGTTGTGAAACAAAATGCTTTGGTAGTCCTATATATACTTCCTCAATTATTGGGTTTATTATGTTGTTATCCACAGCCAGCAGATAAAAGGTTTGTTTGCTTTTTGTGTCTACTGTGTTATGTATCTCGAAACTGCTACCAGAAAAACGTTCAGTTAATTGGAGACTGTAACATATTCCTAAAGTAATGCACATCTCAGAGTACAAATTTTTTTCTACCAACTGCCATGGGTCTAACCAAGTTTTTTGATCCCAGGGATCTACATCGCTTTTAAATACACGCGGTGCTTTCTTATACAACATTATACAATCCATAAGGGGATCCTCTGACTTTTCTAACGTTGATCTGAATTCATGCCACTCTCGTAACCGAGACTCGTAGTCGCTTTCAAACATTGAACTTTCTATGTTTTGGATTTGACTTTAAAATGTAGATATCCTTGATCATTTGTAGTAGAGTTTAACACCTGAATAGCCACTGTGTCAACCGTTGTGTCACCATTTACGTCTAAATAGTTTGCTCTAAACTGCAAATTGGTTTGGTTACTAGCACTTCCGCTATATGTAAACTCATCATCAAGGGATACAAGATTGTTAACACTATCAACTACAAGATTAATTACACCCGTACGTTGTGCATCAACTATAGAACTTTTGTATGTGTATTCGATTGCAAATGATCTTGAAGCATCACCCGGCAATCTAAACAAAGTCGTATAACTTCCTGTTTGGATAACGTTAAGATTATGAGTAGTATTATCAACTAAATCTATCTCACCTTCTGTTTCGCTCTTGTATGCGATACTTGTATAACCTGCGTCATACATTAATCTTCTTTTTCTTTCAAAGAAGTCGTCAAGACTTGAATTACCTTCTTGTCTTGTATTAATGATTGTAAAGAAAGGAGTAGTGTCGCCACCACCTTCATTACCTACATCAATAAACTTGTTACCTGTGCTATGATTGAATTGTCCGTTTTCATACCATAAGCCGTGTTGGTTAATAAATCTAAACAAACTGTTTGTAATATTATTTCTTGATGGACCTGTTGCTTGTCCTTGTGATCCTAATATAGTATCTTTACCAAACACTACACCATAATCATTTGTTTCAAATGTACACTTATCAAATAAGTTGTCGTTGCAGTCATCATCACTTTTAACTGCATAACTGAATCCTGTAACTTTAACATTTCTAAAAGTATTTTGCATAGTTCCAACAATACTTGACAAAGAGGACATCTTAATTCCTATTGCATCTGCTACTGTGGCATCAGTTGCTATCCATGGACCTTCAATGTTTATATCTTCAAATAAACTCTCACGACAAGTTGTAAGATCTAATCCTGTTTTTTCCAGTGTGTTTATTTTAAGAGTCAATCCTCTTAAAGTGATCTTTCTTGCTTGATTAACTAATGAACTTCCTGAGTCTGGTGCTGGATTACCTGGAGTACTTAAACTGTTAACAGTTTTGAATATTGGAAATTCAGCAGTCTGATGAATAATTGTTTTATCACTACCTGCACCTATTAAAGTTGCATGAGGTGGAATGTGTATAGTATTTGTTATTGTGTATGTTCCAGGTTGTAATTCTAAAACTACTCTGCTTGGAACTGTGCCTTTGGTAGATGCATTTAGATATAATTGATCAACTGCTCTTTGTAATTGTGCAGTCTGGTCTGTACCATCTCCTAAAGCACCAAATGATTGTACAGTGACAGTTTCGTCTAATCTTTTTTGTAATGTTCTGGTAATAGGACTTGTTGCACTTGCACCTGTTTGTACAGAACTGCCTTGCTTGTATGTGTATGTACTTGCTAATTCAAATAAGTTATCATGTTCGGTAATGATCTTTGAATTACCTACTGCTGGTGCTCCTTCTGATACTGCTCCGTTACCAATGTAAAGTTCTTGGGAATCAACTGCCCAACCTAATTCACCACCAGCAAGTTGAGGGATACCAGAGCCAACGTTCTTTTGTCCTCTTCTAATTTGAATACGTGATATCTGTACTACTGCCATTTAATAACTCCTGATACATATATTTATGCGAACTTGTCGTAATACAGATATACCCTATCCCACCATTTAGATTCCCATTGTGCAAAATCTTCTTCTAAAAGGTCGAATTGCTGGTATTGAAAGTCTCTGCTACACATAAAAATATGTCCAGAACGTATATTAGTGTCATATAATTCGTTGTGTGCTAGGGCGTAGGCCGTTAATTGTAAGTAATAGTCCTCAACCCATTCTTTCTTCTTAGGCTTATTTGTTTGCTTAAAGTCCATTATTGCAGGCTTGCCTTTATAGACGCCTACAAGGTCAGTGGTTCCTGCATAAATTTTAGGGTGAAACAAATGTACTTCACTGCCCCACATTTCATCTATATCTTTAATAGCATTTTCACGTACAGTTTCAGCCATCTTATGAGCCTGTTGGGCATAGGGGTTTGATCCGGCAGTAGGAAACTCTCCAAGATCAATATAGTCCTCTAAATATTTGTGCATTCTTGTACCAATGCCTGCCGCTTCTGTTGTAATTTCTTTTGCTTTTTCTGTGCCTACACGTTTACGCCAAGCAATTAAATGACTTTTATCTTTTGTAGCATCTAGAATTGTTGTTACACTTGCTACTGCATTTCCATCTGGACAAGCATATAATCTTTTACCATCTATGTGCTGACGTTTCAGTTCTTTGTAATCGTACTTGTTTGTGATTAAAGACAATGTATTCTCCTATTCGTATTCAAAGTCTACTATGAAGGAACGTCTTTGTGTTGAAGTAGGATATACTCCATGCCACACTCTGCCATCT